CAGGATTTATCCAACTGAACAAAAAGTAAGTGATTTTTACAAATATGGCCCTCATAATGATTTCCCTGAGTTCCTAATTTATTTGTATAATAACTCTTCTATTCATAACACTTGTATAAATGCTGTCGTAGAAGGAATAGTAGGTGAAGGATTAGTATGTGATAAAGAACATACAGCAATGTTAGATAACGCCAACAAAGAAGAAAGTTGGAATGATATATTAAAGAAATTAGCCTTAGATTTTAAATTATATGGTGGTTATGCTTTAGAAGTGATTTGGAGTAAAGATAGAAGCAGAATCGCAGAAATATATCACGTTGATTTTAGTTGGCTACGCGCTAAAGAAAAAACAAAAGCAGGTAAAATACCAGGCTATTACATTAGCGATGAATGGGCCGAAAAATACAAATATGGAATTGGAGGAGGGATATATAACCAATATCAAAGTGCCGGCATTAGTATTGAGTTGCCCTACCTCCCAACTTTTAATCCTGCTAAAAAAGCAGAGGAACCAAAACAAATTTATGTTTATTGCCCTTACAAACCAGGACAAAAATATTATCCTTTACCTGATTACGCAGGTGCCTTAAGAACAATAGAAGTAGACATTGAAACTGATAATTTCCATAGTAATAACTTAAAGAATGGTTTAACTCCATCTCTTGCTATTACAACATTTTTGAATGCTGACCCAGATCAAAGAATGGAAATTGAAAGAATGTTGAGAGAACAATATAGTGGAACTAATAATGCTGGTAGTTTAATGTATATTGATGTTGACGATCCAAATAATGCTCCACAAATCACCCCTATTAATTCAAATGGGACGGATGAATATTACATGAACCTAAACGATATGGTTCAGCAAAAAATACTTACTGCCCATCGTATTACCTCTCCTATGATGTTAGGTATTAAAACAGAAGGACAACTTGGAGGCAGAACAGAATTAATTGATGCCTATTTGTTATTTACTAACACAGTACTACGTCCTTACCAGCAAATACTCACACAATGTGTAGAGGATATGCTACATTATCAATACCCAACAGCAACCGATTTTAGCGTGGGTATTCAACAATTGAATTTATTTAATGATGGCTCAGTTAAAACTGATGTAGTAACAGGTATTGATGCTGAAGTAGGTGAGGATAAAGCATTAGAAACAGAAATTGCGAAAACTGATAGTGAAGTTGTTAATGAAGTATTAATCTAAAATAAAATAAAATGGCATATCCCCCTACTTCCACTCTTATCATAAGTGAAACCAAATTACGTTCATTTAGTGATATTAACAATAATGTTGATGCTAAGTTATTAACTACAGCAATATCAACGGCACAAGACATTTATTTACAACGTATTATATCTACAGCGTTGTATGAAAAATTATTGAATGACGTTGATAATAATACGTTAAGTGGTATATACGATACTTTACTTAATTCCTATGTTGTTCCGTACCTAATTTGGGCGAGTTATTGGGAATCGTTAGAATACATAATGATTCGCCCTCGTAATAATGGTTTATTAACACCAACAGGAGGAGAGAATAGTGTAAATGTAGATAAAGATTTATTTGAGAAGAAAAGACAACTCGCAGATAACAAATCTCAATTTTATGGAGATAAGTTAACAAAATATTTAATACAGAACCAAGCATCGTTTCCTGAACTAAACCAAAATGCTGATTTCCAAAAACAATATGCTGATTTTCAAAATGGATATAGAAGTCCATTCGTATTTAGCAGATGGAATCAATGGGCTAGACAAGCAAATCGCGCTGGAATAAGAATGGCAGATAGCAAATACCCTTATATGCCATATGGTTCTAATATATTTTACCCAGGTTGCCGTGAATGCTAAACTCAAATAAATTAATATATGTCAAATTTACAGAACCAATTTATAAAGGATAGCTACCAAAATTTATTACAAATAACAAGTAGTAATGCGGTAGAAAAAGGTGATGGAACTAGTGTAACTACATTAGCTATTACTTCATCTACTACTACAGGTGTAGCTCCTGCTATAATAGGCAACACTAATAATAGAATATTAACAGCAACAGGAGGGCAAACAATAAATGGTGAAGCAAATTTAACATTTGATGGCTCAACATTATCAGTTACTGGGGAAGTAAGTACTCAAGTATTAAATGTTAGTAGTAATGTAAATTCTAATCTATTACCTCCAGATGCTACTTACACTCAAACTTTAGGAGATAGTACACATCCATGGAACCAAGTTCATGTGGGAACTAGTGATGGAACTAGAACAGCATTTTTTGGTGAAGATTTAGCTAACAATCCAGGTAAAATAGCTATTAGAACTGATAATGATTTAATTATTAGAGGACAAGGAGGAGTAAATATAGAAGGTACAACTACTATACAAACCCTCCAAAACGATACACTCACAAATAATGTATCAATAAGCACCCCAAGTTTAACTGCTACTAATTTAAGAGCTACAAATAGCGCTTCAATAGGGGGTAATTTTGTTCCACAAGCTAGATTACATATAAGCGGAGCAAATAATGATACTTTATTAGAGATAGATTCACCCGCAGTTAATAATATACTATTTGTAAGTGGTAGTGGTAGAATTGGCATAGGAACAACAACACCTATTACTACGTTAGATGTAGCGGGTAGTATAAACGCTTCTGGTTTTGTAGCAAGTGCTAATGTATTTACTAATGTAGTTAGAGGATACCTAACAGCAAGTTTTGGTGCTCCTGGTATTGATTTTCCTACTACTGCTGTTGTTCATATAAGTGGTGCTAGTAATGATAATTTATTAAGGGTAAGTTCACCAACAAACGCTAATATTTTATTTGTAACAGGTAGTGGTAGGGTAGGCATAGGAACAACCTCTCCAACGACAAAACTTGATGTATCGGGTTCAGGTAACTTTACGGAAGATGTTTATATATCGGGCTCTTTAGAGTTTAAAGGAACTACTGATAACTTATATATCGCCCCATCAACCGATGTAAGAAACTGGTATTTAAGTAATAAGAATTTTACTGTATCACAAGAAGGTGTTCCTAGTGGCATTTACTTTAAAGATGATGGTACAAGATTTTACATAATAGGTTCGTCAAACGATAGAATATACCAATATGATTTATCAACCCCTTGGGATGTATCTACCGCAGTTTATAACTCTGTTAATTTAAGTGTAAGTGCTCAAGATGCTACACCTACTGATTTATTTATATCGCCGGATGGAACTATATTATTTGTAGTTGGAGCTACTAACGATAGGGTTTATAGATACAATTTATCATCAGCATGGGATATATCATCCGCAACATTTCTAAACTTTTTTAGTGTAGCCTCAGAAGAAACTGAACCAAATGGTTTATATTTCGATCCGACAGGTACTAACATGTATGTTGTTGGAACTACTGGTGATGATGTTAATCAATATACATTAGGAACTGCGTGGGATTTAACAACAGCATCCTTTTTACAAACATTCTCAGTAGCATCTCAAGAAACAGTACCTGTCGCAATATCATTCAATAATAGTGGTACTAGAATGTATATTTTAGGACAAACTGGTGATGATATAACTGAATATAGGTTATCTACTCCATGGGATATATCAACTGCTACATTTTTTACAACAGGCTTTACATCGGTTGAGTCGGCACCAGGCGGTCTTTATTATAATGAAACTTATGAAGTAGCATATATAGTTGGAAGTACTAATGATATTGTTTATGGATTTAGAACAACACCGCAATTAAAGTATTATGGGGATTCATTTATTATGGACTCCCAATTGTTTGTTGGTGGTAGAACTGAAATTGGAGCTCCATTATATGTAAATGGTGGTCTTAATGCTACTACTATAGCTGCTAGTTCTACTCTTACTAGTGTAAATTCATCATTTTCTACATCTACCATATCATTAGGAACTGGAACTAGTACTGCTACTGTTAATATTGGTGGTAATGCATCATTATCATCTACAAATCAATTTGCATATGGTGCAATAACATCTTCGCTAACCAAAACAGTAAACATTGGAACTGGTGGTTTAACAGGTTCAATAACAAACATTACAATTGGCAGTCCATTGGGTGGAGGTAAAATTATATTACATGAAAATACCGATTTTACTCAAAACACTACTATTAATCAAACTTTAAATGTAAATAATAACTCAAATATATTAGATGCTGCACAAACCGCAAGTGGTGCAATTGTAGTATATGATACATTTACTGAAGCATCAAATACATTATTAAGTTCTCACACACCGAATACTGGAAGCGGGTGGAGTAGAGTTCAAATCAGCACATTTACTTCACCTACAATGACAGTTTTTAGTGCTACCAATACTGCTGGCCCTACTGCAACTGTTTCAGACCAAGGTGTAATTTATAGACAAGATACAACATTAACTACCCCAGATTATGAGGTTAGTGTAGATTTAGTTGCTCAAGATAGTGGTGATGATGTATTATGGTTATTTGCTCGATACCAAGATGTAAATAATTGGTATGGTGTAGCATGGTCTACAAGCCAAGCAAATTGTCGTTTAGTTAGAAGAGTAGGTGGAACATTTACAAATATAGCAACATTAGGGGTAGCCCCGATAACGGGGGCAACAACATTATCAATACGAGTTCAAAATAACTTAATTGTTATCCTAAATGGTGGTAATGTTGTAATGTCTGCACTTGATACCAGTATTACTAATGCCGGCTATGCTGCTATTGGTGGTGGTAATATAGGGCAAACATCTACTGATGACTTTGATGCAACATGGAAGTTTGACAACTTTATGGTTAGGAACTATGTAGCAGGCGCTCAAACTTCAAATATTGCAGGTGGATTAAATATAAGTGGTATCAATGCAATAATGACATTATCACCTATTGACCCGCTGCCTACAACTAATATTCTATCAGCATCATTTGCAACAAGTGGAAGCGGAGCAAATTTAAAGCCTTATTTTTGGAATGGCTCAACATGGACAGCATTATTTTAACAATTAAACTTAAATAACATGGAAACACACATACAAAAACTTATTGAAATCATTAAAGAATTAGAATCAAGAGTAGAAATATTAGAAACTAAATTAAAATGAAATTGGAAACTACTATAACCGCTATTAGTGCTTTACTAGCCATAATATTAGGCTATTTTAAGATACTTGTTATGGATAATGCTGAACAATTTTTAGCAGTGGTTTCCGTAATGTTTGTTGATGGAACATTTGGTATTATAGCTGGTACTAAAAGGGAGGGATTTAAGACTTCAAAAGCCATAGGTGTATTGAGAAATACATTCGTATGGATTATAATTTTAGCAACTTCATTAATCATTGAGAACGCATTTAAGATAACATTCATTAGTGAGTCTTTCATCCTTCCCTTTGTAGTATTCCAGTTAATTTCAGCTATTAAAAATGCTCACAGATGTGGATATATTAAAGCTGAATTATTAGCAACCATATTAGATAAAATCGACAAACATAAAGTATAGAACTCCTCCTTAGATAGTATCTTTGGATTGACGCCCCGTTATAGGGGCGTTTTTTTTGCGTCTATCAACGTCTATACAACATTGTCTATTCATAATCACCGCCTTATACGAGGTTAATATTATACGCGGGTTTCATTAATTCTATCCAATGTTTTTCTCTATCAGCTAAAGTAGATAAATCACTTATTTTTTCAAGTATTTGGAATTCAAAATTACTTTTTCCATATTTAG